TTACCCGCGTCGATTTCTAGTTTTTCAATACACGGCGACCAAGAGCCGCCAATCGTAAAAGTAGAATTCGCCGCTCTCAATGGTAATTGTGTCGGGTAAGTCGGGGCCAATATCGTCGCATCCGTAACCGCCATAAATACGCCGGTAAACGTCCATTCAATCATTGCGGCCCGTCCGGTCGGAAACATTACCTTGAAACTTCCCGCACATCCTCGCGCCCGTTCCAATCGGCCATCTTTGTAAACGCCGATCGTCGCGGTTTTTACTCCATTGGCCCCAGGTGCGGAAGCGACGGGGGCGAATGTCGAACCCGTTTTAACCCATCCGCAAGCCGGAAAGAAAACGTCGGCCCAACCGGGAACCCCTCCCGAACCGTCGCCGGTCAATTCTGTTTTGAAAGAAACGGAAGCCCCGTAACCTTCGGGAGTCGCTTCTAGGTTCCCGAATCCCCCTTGTTGCGTTCTGGCGGTCATCGCGATATTTGGGGTAATCTCCGCATCGAAAACATTATAAGCCGCGTCGGTCGCGTCTAGGGTTTCTGCGGTCCCTACTGTGGATTCGATGGCCGCGGCCAAAACTCGTTTTCGTGTTAATAGCATTTTAATTATCTCCGATTGTAAGGGTTATTTTCGTCGGTTCTAAAAATTACTTCTAGCAAAATGTTTTGGGTCGCGTATCCGTCTAAAACATTTTTTTCCGTTCCGGTAATTTTAGAATCTATCGCCTCGCCGCCCCATTGATACCAAGCGGTCGGCGTCGTCATTGTTTTGATTGCTCCCGCTGCGAAGTCTGATAAAACCGTGTCCAGGGCTTCGTTACTGCTTTCGGTTTGTCTCGCGATACAAACGATTTGATAGGGGATTGTAAACGCTTGAGCGGGCGGGTTTCCCTGACAAGAATAATCTTCGTTTGTTGTTGGGTCCTGTTGGACAATTACGACCTGTTTATTTGCTGGCGAAAAGTCCGATAACATTTCAGTTCGGATAACTTCCACCTGGTTATCGAAATCAAATAATCGGTCTTTGATTGCTGCGGTTATTTTTTCAATTACGGGGAAGCTCATTTGGCGACCCCTTGTTTTTTCGCTTCCTTAAATTGCAGGAATTTAATTCGATCTTCCATTTGTGTTATAAGCTGGAACTTAATTTTAAGCGGTGTCTTTTCCATCAAACCGGAAGAACCTGCAAACAAAACCGCCGGGGAAACCCCTTTGGGGAATATTAAAGGAACTCTTTTCCTTGTCGCCCTACGCGCTATTTTTGATTTGTTTTTGTAATTAAATCCCGAAGGAATTCGTTTCCTTCCTTCGTCTCTTAACATCCGATAGGTAACGCCCTTTTTCGTAAACGAAGGCTTGAACAAACTAAGCGACGGTCGGTTTTTTCTTTTTAGTTTTATTACCGCTATCAAATGGTCTTTGCTTGCTTTGTTTCTTTGGATTAGTCTTGCAATATCTCCCGCCTTAAATCCGGAAGCGTATAGTTTTTGCAATTCCTGTTTAATTCCCTTCGGTTGCTTTGTGCTGGATGCTACTTTGGTCGCGGTCTTATTCAAAACCGCCGACATTTCGTTTGGTAATTTCTTGCCGATTTCCTTTACGTATTTTTCCAGTTTTTCGAAACCGTCCTTTGTATCGCGAGCGGTCGCGGCTGTTACGTTTATTTGCATCAAATCACCTTAAACGAATTACGCAAGTTCCGCCCGAATCATCTTCTAAAACTGAAACCGCCATTCGAACCGGCGGCTTCCCGTTTCTTTTCGAAACTAAAATCGAATCCCCGCCGACATCAATTTCGGTCGACGATATCCCCGAATCCTCGCAATTATAAACGCTAATTACTATTTCTTCGGTGATCGCATATTCGACCGCATCAATCGCGGTCGGCGGGTCACGATTTACAATTGCCGCGACGGTTCTTTGGGTTCCGTCGAACTTGCAATAGGTAACGCACTCCCCGAATTGATTAATCAAAACGGGAAATCCGTTATTCTTAAAAAGTCTATCAAAGATAGTCATTTTTCTAGGTCGTGATATTGCTTAACAAGTGACCAGCGGCGGGGTACAAAACCACTTCGTCGACATCGTGGCGGACGCGGTAGATATCGCTTCGCACTGCTTCGTCGCGGTATTGTTCAACCGTTCCGCCGATGCTGGAACCGTCGGCCGACCAGTGGAAGGTACGACCCAAGCAAGGTTCGCGAAAGTCGGCTCCGGTTGCAATCTTTGCGACCATTGCGTATTCGCCCGACCAGATTTGAGCGGGTGCCGCGGTTTGACCCTCAGCGGCTCCGTTCTTAGAAGAACCGGCCACGATGATGTAATCTAGGTCGAAAATTTCGGCCAAGATTAGTTCGTTTACCAATCCCGCGGCGTTTGCTTTACCCGCTCCGCTTGCGGCGATACGGTCTTTAACCTGATCGGTATTGCGAATATTTCGCATTACCTTTTTGTTAACGATCAAAGCATTTGCCCAAAGCCCGGAAGCGTCGTAAATGTTTTGAACCGCTGCTTCGACATCCGTAATCGGGGTCGCGTTTGTTAGGTCGTCCCATTCGTTTGTTACGCCAGTGGTGTAACTTGCGAAAGTCGTGGGATTGTAAACCGCACTTGCGACCCGCTGTTCGGCATTACGCAAAACCGCGGAATGAGCGCGAAGCGAAGCGATAACTTCGGCGTCGAAGTATTCCGCATACATTTGTGCTTCGCGGTCGTCCACGGGTTCTTCGGCTCCGTTTTCTAAACAAGTGTAAGTCGACGGTTCGAAAGTAAAATTCCCGCGAGAGTAACCGCTACCAGGGGCGCGTTTTGTGTCGCGCTGTTGTAGCAATTGGGCCAAGGGGATTTTACCAAAGTTTCCCGATTGCGAAGCTACTTCGACAACGGGGAAAACACGATGGGAAACAAACCCTTGGGCGTCCATTGCCAAATCGAATTCCATAAAGGATTCGGCAATATCGGGGCGAAGGGTACTTAATGAACTTGATGGGTTCGGCATTTTCTTAACTCCTTAAATTTTGTTTTAGCTATTTGCAGTGATGCCGCCGACAACGGGCATAACTTCGATTACGTCGTTATCCGCGGTCGCGGCTTCCAAAGCGATCCCAACTAAAAAGCTAGTCGCCTGGGCGGTATCTTGAACTTTGCCATCGGTTTCGGAATAAACCAAAACGCCGGAGCTTAATGCTTCTTTGGCAATCATTTTGAGGGTTCCGGCTTTGCTAAACAAAGCGACGTTAATAACATCGCCCGTCGCGAAAGCCTCGGTCATACAAACGCCGATTCCACGGTCGTCCAAACCCGCTTGGGTAACCTTGCCGTCGCTGTCGAGCTTTACCCGTTCGTAAAGACCGATGGCAGCGTCGGCGGTTGCTGCGAAATATCCGGTGTCGTTAAATTGTGACATTTTAGAAAATCCTTTCTTAGTTGATTTCAGCTAAATAAGCGGCTCGTAAACCAGGGTTTCGACGATTCGCATTGCGTACCGCGTCGGCTCGGTTGCGACCCTTGTTTAATTCTTTTTCAATCGCGTTTTGCCATTGCTCGGCCGCGGATGCTTTTAGGCGTCCGCTTGCGTTCGCGACGGGGGAAACTCCCGACCTGGCTTTAATAACGACCTGTTTTTCTTCTTCTTCTTCTTCCATTGCTTCCACTTCGTAACCCGCGGAAACCTTTTCTTTTTCTTCTTCCATTGCCGTAAGTTTGGCTTCGGCTTCTTCGAGCATTGATTTAAGCTCTTTGTTTTCTTCTTCCAAGGCTTCCGCTAAGTCGGCCTTTTCTTCCATCGCCTTCATTTTTTCGGCTTCGGCTTCTTCGACCGTCGCTTCGGTTTCCAGCATCGCGACGATAAAATTACTATCGTCGTTAATTGCTTTTAACTGCTGATAGGTCGCGGCATTTGATTTTGCCATTTTGTCTATCTCCGTAAAGTTAAGTTTCGCCACCAATCGCGGCGGCATCTTGTCTAATATTGAATCGCTAAAAGCGAAGGCTTCCAGCGTTTGTTTTTTAGTGATCTCTGTAACGAATCCTTCGGCCAATGCTTGATCGGCATCCAACCAAGTATCGACCGCAAGCATTGCGGAAATATCTTCCGGGGTTTTTCCCGTCGCTTCGATAAATGCTTTCCGCATCGCAGCGTCGGCGGTCTTTAACATTTCCACGGTTT